CTCATCTTTAAACAGATTAGCCAGCTTATCAAACCCACTACTCCTAATGTCACTCTGCAAACTATCACCACAAATAAATAACTTTGCCCCGCGACCAATTCGCGTCAATACCGTAGTCAATTCCCGCACACTCATATTCTGCGCCTCATCAACAATCACCACTTTATCACGCCATGTACACCCACGCAAAAAGTTAATCGGCTCTGCTTCTAATACCTTTTTGTTTTTTAGCTGGTCTTTTTCAGGCTTGTTTAACAATTCATCAATCTTATCTAAAAGGGGTGCCATATATGGCCCAAACTTATCATCCATGTCACCTTTCAGAAAACCTATCCCCCTATCAGCACTCTCAACAACACTACGCAAATAAAGTATTTTTAAATTTTTGTCACTATTGTACAGATCCAATGCAGAGTAAACAGAGAGAAACGTCTTTGCAGTTCCAGCTGGCCCACCCAAGAACACAATGCGTGTTCTGTCATCCGTCATAATATCATAAAACTCCTTTTGTTTCGGTGTTAATTCAATATGACCCAACAATAAGCTATTATCTTTTGCCATTGGTTTTTATTTATTACACGGTTTTGGCAACTGTGTTTCTATTTTATTATATTAGCGCAACCTTCACTTCACAAAACAAAATGTTTATAGTGTTCACCACCCCCCCGCTTTTTTTGCGCTGAGTTGTCAAGCAAAAGGTTTGAAAAAACCCACCCCTTATAAGCAAAAATAATTTTATGTATAAGTAACTTTATGCTTCCAATTCTGTGAGCTTCTGTCATAATGCATCCATGCAAAACATTAAGACCAACCCAATTGGCCCTTACGATACTGTCACTCTCGATAGACTCACTCACGCTGAGATGGAGATGGTGATCGATACCATGAAGCAAGCACTCAAGTATGGTCGCGCTGAATCTTTCGGTGTAGAGATCGGCTTTAATAGCTTCAAGGCTTTCTCTATCCTTACCTGTAAATCACTCAGGGGTCACAAGGTTTATGTCGGCGAGAAGGCAGAACTCACAGAGTTTGTCCGCTAAAAATAAATTCTTTTTTCCTTTACCACTAACCACATTTTTGTAGAATACGCACATGACAAACCCACTCACTATCAAAGTAGAAGGCGACTCGAATCTCTATAACAATAAGAGTCTCTCGCTTCGCATCCGAAAGAAGCACCACATCTGCCCTAGCTACCTCACCTTTGAGGTTGGTTTTGCCAACTGGCACTCAGTTGAGGTTAGCCGTCAGGATGCTAAGAGAATCCTCCTTGAAATGAGAAAGGAAAATAAGCGAAAATAAATCTCGACAACCCCCGAACTTTTTCAGTAGAATACTCACATGATCAAACTACACCAAGCAATTCCCACCTTAGCATTCACTTTCCTTGCCTTCTACTTGTATGGGCCAGAGATCCACAACGCAGCTCTTGAGTCTGTCAAGACTGTGTGCAAAATCATCATTGCCACAAAATAATCCTTTACAACTAACACTAAATCACTAAACTACGTCTAACACTAACACTACTACTACCATGACTGAAAACCAAAAATTCGAAACTCTGAATCTCGCTATCGGCTTCACTTCAATCTTCGCTGCTGCTAAGTCTTACGAAGTTGATTCAGTTCAATCATTCTGGATTGCAACGGTTGTCACCTCTTCAATAGCTGCCATTGGCCTAGTGTGCAAGATGGTTGCTCGTAAGCTCAAGGCTCGTAAGCAGGAACTTGTACCTGTACCTGTGCCTGCTGGGTCTCGCTGGTATAGCCATGACCGTCAGCTTCTCTCAATGGACAACGACGAGATCGCCAAGAAGTTGGTTGGTCGCGTCATCACCTACTACAACGCAGGTGAGTCCTCAGTTAAGAAGGATGGTGTGCGTCACTTCGTTCTCAAGCAGATCGATCACGTTTCAACTTCCATGCATGGAATCAAGTACATGCAAGGTCTGTTCGCCGACCTCGATGATGGCGGCATCCCCAAGCACCGCACGCTCCACATCGCTGGCGTGGTCAAGGTCAGGAGCCGCTTCTCTTCACTCTGGCAGTACGCGAAGTCTCTCTTCGCCGCACCGACTGAAGAACAAAAAGCTTTCTAGTGTGTGGTAGAGTTCCTGTCCCATCCGCCGTTTTGCTTGATCTAGGGTGGGGCAGGACACACACAAAACTTTCCATAAGAAAAAGGTAATGCGGCGGAGGGTTTTTTAAAAGTTTACCTCTGGTCATTCATACGCCAGTCAAGTAACCGCATAAAAGCTTGATACATAGCCCGTCTCTGGTTTGGTTTTCCCAGAGGCGGGTTTTTCTTTGCAAAAAAAATAAAACAAAAGCTTGACTCTGGCCGAATCTATGAAGGCTCGTAACTCGTTGAATATCAGTGAGTTACGGAGGTCGGGGGGGCCGAGCAGCCTAACTCGTTGTAAATCAGTGACTTACGAGGCATAAAAAAAGATAAAAAAAGTGTTTTTTATGCTTGCTTTTTTCTGAGATTCTGCTAAACTACGTTCATGAAAATAAAAAATGTATATCACTTCTACTCAAGCGATTGGATGTTCTCAGGTACTCTCGAAGAGTGCGAAGCATGGATCTCTAAGATGGACCCAAAAAATCTTGGGTGGTTCGTGATCGAATAAAAAAGATTCTTTTTCTCTTTACAAAACACAAAAAAAATTAGTAAACTACCGCCATGGAAAAACAAAGAACCAATAAGGAAATCGGAGAAGCTTGCGCGAAAAGAATCGCCGAATACAACAAGGCAACTTACGTTGAGAACAAGCCAAGCAGAGAGGGTGCTAGCGACTGGGAAAGGCTCATGGATGCTCGCGCATACTTCGCAGCCAAAGAAGCAAAGATCGCTGAGTTCATGCAAAAAAAATAAAAAATAAACCTTTTTAAAACCCCCAAAACCTTTAAACTACTACCCACATGAAAGAACTACTCAAACTTCTCTTCCTCGCCTTTCTCCCCTATGCTGGAGTCGCAGCCCTCTGTCTCAATGAGATTGACAAGAGCAAAGAATTCAAGCAGCGCAACGAGGAGCAGCTCAGAAAGTACAACCAAGAACTGATGGAGAAAACTCAAGTTCTTGACTACATAAAAAAATAAAAAAAAGTCTCCGATTGGCTTGACTCCACCTCTCAATTCTATAGACTACTCGCATGACACAAAAACAAATCAAACAAATTGTTTTCGCAGCACAGAACTTCGGTGCTGACCACGCTAGCCAAATCGCCAAGCTTTTCAAGGCCGCAAATAATCTCGACAAGCTCACAAAGGAAGTCGTCGCAAACGGCAAGGCTCTTGAGGCTCAGTGCAAAGAGGACATGGAGAAATACAAAACCCACTAAAAAAATGAACAGAGTAGACCGAATCGACCAGCTCCGAAACGTAGGAATCGAAACCTCGTATCTCTTGGATTCAATGATCCAACACTTTAGCGAAGATGATATCAAAGAGTTTTATGAAAAATTCGTACGAGAGCATGATATCACTTTCGGAGAGGAGGAGGAAGAGGAGGATCTTTCTCTAAATCCTCCCCCCAACCTTGCCGAACTCATCGCGCAATACTTAAAAGAAGAAGAGGAATCTCAAAAAATCACTGATGAAGAACGAGAAGAAATTTCAAAAAAAATGGAAATTGCTTTAGCTAAATGGGAAGAAATAAAATCCTCGTAACTCGTTGATACTCAGTTAGTTACGAAGGTCGGCCCCCCCGAGCCGCCTAACTCGTTGATACTCAGTGACTTACAAAGCAGAAAAAAAAACGAAAAAAAAGTGTTTTTTAGCTTTACTTGAGCGGCAATTTCTTTTAGAATGCATCCATGCAAAATCAAAAGTGCTTCAACGTCGTCGTCCATTTTCGTGATCATCACACCGTCATTTTTGACGAGTGTGTCACCTTGGCCGAGGCCGAGGCCGCCGTTGAGGATTGGGTTCCCTCCGATCCTCTCAAGTATGATCGGCTTTGGGAGGAGGAACTCCCAAAGGATCGGCCTAGGTCGGCCTATGTCTTCAACTTGTACAACTAAATTTTTGTTGTTGACAAACCCCCAAAAAATCAATTAAAATTCTACTACTACTATGCCATACAATATCACCCTTGACGAGTTCGCAAAAGTTGACCACTATCCTCAACTCCAATTCGATGGAGAAAATTACTTCTATATCCACCGTGAGTGGTCAGACAAGGCGGGAGAAAAAGAAATTGTTCCCCGCGAGGAAATCCAGAAAAGCATGGATCGTTTTTTGCGCGAGCTTTCCATTTACGGACTAGGCCGAGACGTTTAAAATTTTTGCCTCCTAACTCGTTGAAAATCAGTTAGTTAGGATGGTCGGCCCCCCCGAGCGGCCTAACTCATTGATAATCAGTGACTTACGACGACTCAGAAAATCAGGCGAAAATCAAGATCTTTTTTGGGGAATCAGGTAAAATATTTGGGGTTTATTTGATTAACCTTGCGCTAATGCTGCCGCCTAAAATATTTGGCGTTTTTTTATTTGACCTTAGCGCGATTAATGTTGTACCGTTTTTGTTGATATGAAAATTCAAGATAGAGCCTTCTTTGAAAATGTTGTATTTGCTTGCCTCCTAATTGCTAGCGGCACAATCATGCTTAATGTTTTAGTGAAAATAATTAAACTTTTTTTCGTTTAGGTATTGACCCAAGTGTTTTTTCTGATTAGAATTCTGCCGTTATGTTAATCCTAGCTAAAAACAAAATCAACGCCGAAGAACTCACTAAAGTTGCAACTCCTATCGCAACTGATACGCACACTCCAATTCCTCACCACCAGTTGGTTGACTTGACTCGCGCTGCCCTTGGGCGTGCTGGTCTTGAGATCAAGGAAGAGGAACATGCGATTGCTCGCGGTGGGCTTCGGTACTTCGGTGGTTTCTCCCTTGCTGGTGAAACTATCAAAGGTGATGACCGCAACATCGTCCTTGGACTTCGCAATGCTCACGACAAATCTTTCGCAGCTTCCATTGCTGTCGGAAACCAAATGATGGTTTGTGAGAATCTTTGCTTCTCCTCTGACGTTAAGTTGGCTCGTCGCCACACCACACACATCATGTCTGACCTTCCTCGCGTGCTTTCTTCCGCGATTGCCCGTGTGACTGCTCATTGGACTGATATGGGAAACCGCATTGAGTCTTATAAGCAGACTGAGGTTGAATCTGCCTCTGACTTGATTGTTCAGTTGGTTGATGCTAACGCCTTCCCTGCCCGTGACATTTACAAGGCCGTGAACGAATTCCGTAATCCTCGCCATGAGGAATTCAAGGGCGGTTCCCTCTGGACCTTGTACAACTCCATCACGGAAAATCTCAAGGGTAGTGACCTTACTAAGTTGGCTGACCGTACCATGCGTATGCAGTCTGTCTTTGACAAGGTTGCAAATCACATTCCCGATCTGCCCGAAGTGGTTATCTCTGAGGAAGACAAAGCTTTGGCCCTTCCTGCATAATTTGTGAGTGAAGGCGGGGAGAGTTGGCCGTACCTGCTCCCCCGCCATAGACTTACCCCCAGACCGTCCTCGCTCTCCTAGGCAGCGGGGGCGGTTTTTTCTTGACAAACGAATAAAAAAGTTTGGCTTGTAAGTCGTTGATATTCAATGAGTTAGGGAGGTCGGCCCCCCCGAGGCTCCTAACTCCCTATCAATCAGTGAGTTACAGCGATAAAAAAATTAATTTAAATATTGCATGGCAAGTTAATTCTGTCAGACTTTCCCTATGCTAACAATCGAAGTAGAGCAAAAGGAAGTGTACGGAAACAAGTTGACTTACATCAAAAAAGAATCTGTTAGAAACTCAATCAAAAAACTAACAGGACGAAAAACTTTGACCGACTATGATATACAAGCTCTGAAAGAGTTGGGCTTCACTATAGTGATTGAAGAAAAAGTAAAATATCTTTAAAAAAGTCTTTTAATTAAATCATTTTTAATTCATAATCTTGCCGCTATGAAACTTCTTAATTCTGGTAATAGTAAAACTATCAAGGGAGAAGAGCTTGGATACCGCACTTTCGGCATTCATCTTGCACCCTCAAAACTATCTGGCTTTAACACTTGTCATTGGGCAAGTAAAGGATGTTCAATGGCTTGCCTTAATACGGCTGGCCGTGGAGTAATGACTTCTGTACAAACTGCGCGAATCAATAAAACAAAACTTTTGTTTCAAGACCGCTTTTTCTTCATGGCTAAACTGTATGTGGAAATTACTGAAGCTGTTAAGTCTGCTGAGAAAGAAGGGGTCAAGCCTTGCTTCCGACTCAACCTCACTTCTGATATTCCTTGGGAAGCAAAACAATTCTTTTTTGCTGGTAAAAGTATCTTTGACCACTTCCCTGATTGTAGCTTCTATGACTACACCAAGGGTAGCATTAGAATGCATAAATTTCTTGATGGCAAAATGCCAAAGAATTACTTCCTTACTTTCTCCCGCTCTGAGGTGACGAGTTCGGATAGGATGAAAAGAATCTTGGATAAGGGCGGCAATGTGGCAGTTGTCTTTCGAGGCGAGCTTCCCACTTCTTACCTTGGGTTTCCCGTTGTAAATGGTGACGCAAATGACTTGCGTTTCCTCGATCCAAAGGGTGTAATTGTCGGCCTTGCCGAAAAGGGCTTGGCTAAGAAGGATGAGTCGGGCTTTGTGGTAGAACCAACTTAAGATGGACATTGGCGAAATAAAACTTGCGCTTGCGGTAATAATATCATTTATAATCTTTTTCAGAGACAGAAACCTATGATCAACTATATCAAAATAGATCCAGAAAACTGCATGACCCTTTGGGTATGCAAAAACCCAGAATGCGAATGCGAACCAGAAGAAATTGTGGCAGAAGTTCCAGCAGACTGGTACCAAGACAACGGAACGCCGCAATGCGATTGTGGAACTGACATGACCTATCATCACACCCTTGTAAAAATCGAAGCCTAAAAAATTATGACACCTAAAATCACACTATCAAAAAACAAATCCGAAGTCGCTCCTTGGTTTACAAGTTGGCGTGTTGGGGGCATTACATACCTTAGTATCTATAAAGATGGGAAAGAACATGCAATGCAACTTGTCGATCCTGAAGGTTTAAAACCTTTCCAAGAATGTCTTAAAGCTGCTGGTTTTGCGCCTAAGTACGATAAATGGTTTAGTGTTGGGGCCAACGATGGGCAATACTTCATTGAATGGAGCGAGAATGGCGAAGAGACCAAAACTGAAATCTCTGTGCATGGGGCATTCGCATTAAAAGATCATTTCCTTGCCCTTGGTTACGAGTGGAGGGAGGTAAAAAAATGAATAGAGGAATGACTGAAGAAATTGTATTGGCATTACGTTGGTTTAAAACCAATGGTATTCCCGCCCATTATGACGACTGGCAAAGCATCTTTATCGAAGTTAATGGCATAGAGATTCAAATTCATGCTTGCGAAATTTCCTTTCGCGCAGACTTACAGAGAGGAATTGAAAATGAGTGAATCAATAAATGAATCAAAGAGTGACTGGTACAAAGCACAAACAGGTCACACAGTAAGACTAGCAACGCAAGGAACTTTTGGAACCTTTACTGGGTTGCCTAGGGGAACTATGGAGCAAATGAATAAAGCTTGTGATGATTTCTTCAAAAGGAAAGGGATCACCTATGGTGAATCTTGGTTCCATCAAAGGAAGGAACGCAAAGAACAAAACAAATAATCACCCTCCTAACTCATTGTAAATCAGTGAGTTAGGGGCCTCGGCCCCCCCGCGTAGCCTAACTCCTTACTAATCAGTGAGTTACAACGATTTCTCCTGTACTATAAATCCCCCAGAACTCAAGAATAAAAAAAAATAAAAAAAGATCAGATTGTACTTGTTGAAACAATTTTGTTCGATTATTATTCCTGCCTATGCCTAACTACACTCACTATGTCGTCGTTTCCGAAAGCCACACCTGCCCTTGGGGGATGGGGACTCTCAATCAGGGCTTTGGCTCTACGCCTGAGGAGGCGTGGGCTGATGCCTTGGGGCAGACTCCCATCAATGACCGTCGCGCCAAGGTCCGTCGTGATCGCTGGTGGTTGTGCGGGTGCGATGCCGAATTTTTCGAATCGCGGGGGGACTGGGGGAACAAAGGCCCAGCCGTCGAGGATCCTACCAAGGATCTTTGGGACAACCTTGACCACTGGTCTGGCCCGTCCTATCGATAGGTAGGGTCACGCCCACCCCCTTCGGGGGGTGGGTACCTGTGGGGGTGGTACTTTCGCTTATTTGCTTATTTGGGAAAAAACGGGCAAAATGGCGATTTTTTTTGTTCGTTTATTTGAAAAAATATTTGGCAAAATTTGTCAAAATTCTATTGACATTACCTAATATTATTCTATAATACTCGCAGATACAAAGTCCAAGACTGACAAGTATTCCACCGCCGATAAATTGCGAGTTTACTATACTGTTGGGTTTTCCCAAAAATACCAACGACAGTTAGCCTTGAATGAGTATCCAATCAAATCGTAAATGGGTTTGATTACATAGCTAGTCTCAGCGTTGTCAAGGCTAGTGTTCTGAAGAGCGGCCCACCTTATAGCCAAGCAATGACCTACGGGTAGCAAGGTTATAGTCAACTCAGGTGGGTCGCTTTGTTTATTTAGCAAAATATTTGGCAAACTTGCCGTCATTCTAGCAGGTGGCTCATCCACAGCCAACCAAAGAAAACAAAATGAGTAATACAATACAGGCAATTACTCCATAGCCAAGCCAAGTACTGATTTTATTTAGGTCCATTGTGTTATTTGCGCTTTACATTATTAAACTTCTTTGCCATAATCTTAGCAAATTTGCTTGGGCCAGAATGAGGTACCATAGCATCTGCATATTGAGTGCCAGCTGGTAGGCCAAAAATATCTTTTATTTTCTTCTGTTGCTCGGGGGTGAGGTTGCTGTCAAATTCTGACTCCTGATTACCTGTTTCTTTTTCTTTCATTGTACAATATTGTTTATTTGGGTTTTTTTAAAAAAATGGGGACTTGGTGTTTATTTACCCCTAGGCCAATAGCCATTAGTTTTAAAAAGTTTTATTAAGTGGGTCTGTTATTTTAAAAAAATCGATTAAAGTTTGCTTTTATTTGCTTAAGTTTGCTTTATTTGCCCAAATCGGGCCTAATTTGTTGTTTGTTTTTGTGTGGTTTGGGGGGCTGTTCGGGCGGTTTTTGACAAAAGAACATTTTTATTTATTTATTTAGCGCATTGGCCAGATCCCTAATTCCCCCTTCCTAATTCAATTATCATATTAAATCCTTTATTTATCAATGTTTTCTTGTACTTTGTACTTGACTTCTATATATGTTTACACTCTCTCTTATTATATATACTAACTATATGATTCTTGTATGCTAATATTGGAATATAGTTATAAATGGTTTATTATAATTTACTAAAAGCGTGAAGGGGCTGTACTTAATTCTAAGAGGGTTTAGTATTGATTTGGTATAGCATAGTCATTTTACTCTAAAGTCTTCTCAGAGAGGCTTACAGACAGCTTAAACAAGAAATCTATATGACAAAGGAAAGCAGGATTGGTACTAAACAGATAAATACTTTTTGCCCCGAAAGTAATTGGTTTTTATATATATAAATAAATGGTAAATCTGAGGTATTTTTTATAATAAAAAAGCCCCACATGATTTTACTCATGAAGGGCTTAATGTTATGTTGCTCCCTAAGATCTATGAGTTAATTAGGCGAGTCTCCTTTGGATAGTTTAATCCATGTCTATTTCTATTAGCTCCTGTCTTATAGAGATGCCACCACACTAAACTATACTGGGTAAAGGTATGATTGTTCGACAATTCTACTTTCTTGCCACCTCTCTCTACCTCTCTTCTTTCACCCACAAACACACCACTACACTTAGCTAATGCGTCATGAGGAGTCTGTTTGACATTCTTGTTTTTCTCGCGAACTTCGCTTAATAAACTAGAATCCAAGCCATGAGGGATAATACAAGTAAATCCATCTTGCTTCTCTGGGTCTATAGAGAAAGTACGCTGTTTAACAATAGCATCATATACTACGTCAAACTCATATTCTCCACCCAAATAGTCAGAATTGGTAAAGAAGTCAAATAATCCTCCCCAACAATCTCCTCCAAAAAGACCTTTGTAAAAGCAATCTATTCCAATCAAATCAGTAAAGATTG